GCACACTCAGACAGAGCAATCGCTCTTAAAGTATTCTCAGGAGAAGTATTAACTTCATTCGAAGAGAACAACATCTTCATGGGACTAGTACAAACTAGAACTATTTCTTCAGGTAAGAGTGCTTAACATAAAGGGTTCTCTATAAACACTCATTGAATTGCTGGGACCTCCTTATGGGACAATCAGCAGCGAAGCCTAATCGAAAGATAGGAACGTTCAACGACTAGTGCATTGTGCACGTACATCCAAGTGGATGGAAGCGGTGAGTAAAACAAAATAAATTAAAAGGAAACATATATGAAAATATGTACACTCTGTGAGACTGAAAAGCCACTCGATGAATTCTACTTTAGAAAGGATTCAAATAAACACACTAATGAATGCAAAGATTGTCGTATTGAAAGACAACGAGTTAAGAAATTAGGGGTATCTAATCAAGATTATGAGAAGATGTTTATTGAGCAAGAGGGTCAATGTAAGATTTGTAATTGCAAACTAAATAGTAATAGATATACTAAGTTTGCTGTAGACCATGACCATAAGACAGGTCAAGTTAGAGGTCTATTATGTACAAACTGTAATACCGCTTTAGGACTATTAAAAGATTCTAAACACAGATTACAAAATGCAATTGATTATTTAAACAGTTTTAAAGATATAGTCTAATCTATATAGTAATATATAGCGGTCTGTCTCCTACCAAGGACAAGACGGGTAAAGTGGTAACGTACTTTATTGAAATGGGAAATGCAATTCCCAGTTATTGGTTCATATACTGATGCTGTAGCTGAGCACGTACCAGGTACTGATATTGATGTATCAGGAATCGCTGCTGGTGAAAGAGTTATTACTATTGATAACTTAAAATACGCATCTGTATTTGTAGATAACTTCGAAGAAGCAATGTCTCACTATGAAGTTAGAGGACAATACTCTACTGAAATTGGTAGAAAATTAGCTAACAATATTGATGGTGACGTTGTTGCTACTTTAAGAACTTGTGTTGGTGGAGTTGCAGCAGCAACTGGTCAACCTACTCCTGAAGCTACTGCAATCGATGCTGGTGTATTACTTGCTGATACTGCTGAAGTTGCTGGAAATAAAATCATTGATTCATTATTCCAAGCACAAACTAAACTTGATGAAAAAGATGTACCAGGTGAGAGATACGTAGTTGTTACTCCTGCTGAATACTACAAATTAGTTCAATCAAGCAAAGGTACTAACTCTGACTTCACTGTAAGTAACGGTGGAATTGATTCAGGTAAGATTACTAAGATTGCTGGAAACAACATTCTTGTATCTAACAGACTAAACGCTGGTGAAATCATTGTATTTACTACTAACGCTATTGGTATTGTTAAATTACTTGACATTAAATCAGAAGCAAACTACATCCCTGAGAAATTAGGTGACTTATTAACTTCATCTTACGCGATGGGTTACGGAGTACTTAATCCAGGTTGTGTAGTAACGATCGACGCTGCTGCTGCATAAGCATAAGCAATCTATAAGGACTGGCTATTAATTTAGCTGGTCCTTTTTTTTGATATGGATATATTATACACCCCATATCTATATTAAAGAAAACATAAAGGAAAAGATATGAAATTAGAAAATGATGCAATCAATGTTGTATTAAGAGTTATTGGAGAGCCCCCTTTAGATGTAGGTACAGCCTATACAGATTTATTTGAAGCAGAAGCTGCATATGATACGCTTGAAATAGTTAAACAAGAAATACTATCTGATGGCTGGACATTCAATAGTGAGACAGATAGAGAGTATATACCTGATGTAGACGGTTATATTGTTGTACCTGAGAATGTACTAAGAATTGACCCTAGTGATACAGGGTCTGACTTTGTTAGGAAAGATGGGAAGTTATATGATAGGGAAACTAAATCATACATATTTACAGCAGCTGTAGGTTGTGATGTAATCTTTAACTTTGACTTTGATGATATTCCAAACGCATTTCAAAACTACATCTCATTAAGAGCTGCTAGACTGGTATACCAAAGACTGGTAGGGGATGTTAACACTATTGGCTATCTAAAACAAGATGAACAAGAAGCATATTTAAAATGCTTACACCACGAAGACGACACAGGAGATTATAATATCTTTGATGAAAACACAGTTGCTAGAGTTATATCTAGGACTACAAACCCAACTGGAATTAGGGGATAGATAATGCCATTAATTAATCAAACAATCCCTGGATTATATGGAGGAGTTAGTCAACAAGCACCTGAACTGAGACACGATACACAGGTGACTGAGATGATTAACTGTTATCCTACTATGGTTGGAGGACTTCAAAAGAGGCCTCCTAGTGAGTACATATATGGTGCTGATAATGTTACAGGTCCTGACTATATACCTGAAGACGCTTTTGTATATATGTATGAAAGAGACGATAATGAAACATATGCAATCTTCATTAAGAATGTAGGTGGTTTAGGTTCATACAGAATCTATGACTTATATAATAAAGAATGGGCTATGTTAGACTGGGAATACCAAACATATCTTGACTTACCATTAACTGCTAATGTGAAGAAGTCTTTTGCAGCATCTACTGTAGGTGATACAACGTATGTTGTGAATAAAACAATTGTACCTGAAGCTGATAACACTATTGATTACAATGGTGATGAAGATTGGGAGAAGAAGTTCTTCTATTGGGTTAAGAGAACAGCTGGTGGTAGTGATAGTACTAACCAACCATTAAGGTACACATACTATATAATTAATCAAGCAGAAAATATGTCTGGTACAGCTACTGCTAATAATAGTACAGGGGATTTAACAGACTCTACTACTAACTTTGCTGGTAATCTTGTAGGTCTAACAGTAAATAATAATACGCAAGGATGGAAATGTGTAATTGATAGTAACACCCTTACTACAATAACTACGTCTTGTAATACAAATACATGGGCTGCAGGTGATGAGTATAGTATTAGTAATGAAGTAACTACTCATGATTCAAATGAAGCTGCTAGGGCGTTATCTAAAAAGGTAAATAGTGTAGGACATCCTTACTATAGCTCTACATATAAAGGTTCTGTAGTTAGGATAGAATATGCTGGGAATACTGGTATTGAGTTAGTAGGTTCAGATTCTTGGGGTAATCAAGCACACGAGAGTTGGGGTAATAAGGCTAGAAAACTACAGGACTTACCAAATGAACTAGGTTATCCTGGTACTATTGTTGAGCTTACAGGTGATGATGACTCTAACTTTGATAATTACTATGTTAAATATGAAGATGGTGTATATAAAGAAACATTTAGACCTGGTATTAAAACATCATTTAATGCTTCTACAATGCCTCAAGCTATAGCAATAGCTAGAGATAGTAGTGGTAATTATGTTGATGTAGACCAAGACTATACTACACCTGAGTTCTTTAGGTCTATTGATTGGGGTACAAGACAAGTAGGTGATGATGATAGTGCAGGTTTCCCTTCATTTATTGAATATGGTAAGCCTATACAAGACGTCTTCTTCTATAGAAATAGATTAGGATTTATTGCTGGTGATAACGTTATCTTATCTGAGGTAGGGGGTTACTATAACTTCTTCCCTACAACAGTTACTGATGTGTTAGATTCAGATATGATTGATGTAGCAGTAGATAGTAATCAATCTGTACTACTTAAATATGCTATACCTTTTAATAAAGAATTATTAATCTTTGGGAATAACTCACAATATGTTTTAAGTAGTGGTGATACATTAACTCCTAAGAAGGTTAGTGTACAGCAATCTACAGCATATAACATATCTAATGTTAAACCTGTAGGATTAGGTCCTAATGTTTACTTTGGTGTAGAACAAGGCGACTATAGTGCCCTTAGAGAATATTATGTACAACCTGATAGTCTTAATAATATAGCAGCTAATGTTACAGCTCATTGTCCATCATATGTTAGAAATAATATCAAGACAGTCGCCGCTTCAAACAAGAATGATATGGTATTTGTATTGTCATCTGAAACACCAGATACAATCTATACATATAACTTCTACTGGCAAGGTGAAGAGAAAGTACAATCTGCTTGGCATAAGTGGACATTTGCTGCTTGTAATATACATGATATTCAAGTGGTTAACGGTGTCTTATATCTATTTACTACTAGAGGTGATAATAGTTTTATTGAGAAGATTAACCTAGAATTACCAGCTACTATTACAGATATAAACTATGAAGATATGTATTACTATTATGAGGAAGATGGTATCACTCTAACTAGAGATACTTCAACTGGAACGATAGCTCAAGGTACTGGTGTATTAATAGACACAACAGTTACCTTCACACCTGTTGGTTTTACTACAGGACAACATAAGATCGATGATAAGAGAAACAAATTCATACTAAAGAATATACAAATCAATGCAGACTTTGGTAGTTTCTATGGACTAGAAGTACTTAAGTATATTATACCTAGAAAGTATGGTTATACTGTAGGTAGTGGTATATATCCTTCACAGAGTCTCTATCCTGCATACAACTTAACACCACATGTATCATCATATAATATGACTACAGATGGTAAATACCCCTTTAGTGGTAAAGCTGATGCACTAGATATTAAACTAACAAATGACTTAGTCCTAGGATTTAGAATAAACTCTATAGATTTCTTAGGTAACTTTGTACAGAAGTCAAGGAGTATATAATGGCATATTCACCAACGGCCTGGATTAATAATTCAGAGCCTGCTATAACAGCTGAGAAGCTTAATAAGATGGAATTTGGTATTGCTTCATCACATGGTATTGCTGAGGCTAAGGCCTCTACAGATTATGTTCAAGGTCAGATAGCAGTAGAAGTACAAGCTAGGATTGATTATGTAACTAATACCTTTGGTGCATATGAAGCACAAATTAATGCCTATATTGCTTCAGCTCTAAATAAATATGATGATGTAACTGATGAGAGGATTCAACTCCTACTACAAGATATAACATCATTAACATATATTACAGTAACATCATTAATAGACCAAGTAGTTACGGATGAGACAGGAGACACATACGCCTCTATTCAACAGTTTGCTTTATCAGCAGCTGAAGAAGAGTGGGCACTAAATTATCTAACAACTACAATTAATACTGTATTAGGTGATGAGAGCGGTGCTCTAAGTCAATCTAGTATTGAAGAGAAAATAAAATCTAGTGTAGATAGTGAGTGGGCTTTAACAACACTAACTACAAACTTAACTACAGCATTTGGAGAGAATGCATCAACTATTGATACAGCAATTAAATCTGTAGTAGATAGTGAGTGGAGTCTAAACACACTAACAACTAATCTTGAGTCTACTTTTGGCACTAATGCGTCAACTATTGATACAGCTATTACAACTAGTGTTGATAATAACTTCTCATTGTCAACAATAAAGACTAATTTAGAATCAAAGTTTGGTCCAAATGCTTCAAACATATCTACTAAACTAGGTACCTATGCTAACAATGATGATGTAGGTGCTATTGCTCAAGTAGCATTAGATGTTAATGGTAGGATTACAGGGTGGACAGCAGTAGATTCAACAGTAAGTGGCAGTAGCTTCTTAATACAAGCAGATAAGTTTGCTATCACAGACCAAACTAGAAGTGCATATCCGTTTTCAATAGACACTACTACTGGCGATATACAGTTTAACGGTAAAGTAACATTCGGTAAAACTAATACTACACCTGAGTTACAAGCCGATCTTGCCGGAACTGATGGTGTTAACGGAACTGATGGTTCAGACGGTGTTAACGGAACTGATGGTTCAGATGGTGTTAACGGAAAGTCTGCATACGAGTTATGGATAAGTCAAGGAAATACTGGGTCTAATGACGTATTCTTGGCAGCTTTAGCCGGCGAAGATGGTATAAACGGTAGTGATGGATTACCTGGAGAAAACGGTATCGACGGAACAACAACTTACACTTGGATAAAGTACGCTGACGACAGTTCAGGTAACGGATTAACTAACACAAGTACTGATAAGAAGTATATAGGGTTTGCATATAACAGAGAAACTGAGGATGAAAGTGATATACCTACTTATTACGTATGGTCACTAATCAAAGGGGCGGATGGAGTTGATGGAACTGATGGTTCAGA